GATAATCTATATAATGAAGATGAAATAATTTTTTATTAAAATCATTAAAAAATAATATCTCATCAATTAGTTCTTTTGGGAACAAGGATATTATATTTTTTGTTTGATAACCATTTATTGTTGCTACTGGATAGTCTTTTTCTTGATATTTATCTTTATCTAAATTATCTGTGATCGATAAAATTTTATCTACAGTATTTTGGAGTAGGGCAGTTTTGAAAATCATTTGACATCTTTTATATATCTTTCCCTCCAATAATTTTTTCTTTCTAAGAATCTAATTCTTTTTTCTAGACTTTCTAAGCCAAGTAATCTTTTAAGAAAATTAATTAACATTTCCATCTTCTTCGTGCTTGTCTTAATCTTGAATTAGGATCTTTAGCTGCTTTGGGAAATTTTTTCATTTGTCCTGCACTTCTAGCACAAAATGATTTACGCCTCTTGGCGTCTTTTGACCCAGGTTTAACTTTACCTGTTACTGCTGTTTTAAGTTTTGATCCTGGATTAGCACGTCTATAAGCAGCTACCCCTGCAGCTGTCATACCAGCACCTTTTTTTGTTGGTCTGAAATTTTTTTTATTTCGAGATGGCATTACATCGCCACCTCTTTTAAACGCTTCTAACTTTTTATACATTTCAAGTACGAGTAATATTAATTATCCGTTTTGACCTGTCATGTTAGGTCCTGAATACTTATCAGTTAACAAAGTATATGCAGTAACATGAGTTTTAGTTTTGCAAAAAATTCCTGCAGGAAATAAAATTCCATCTTCAGGAAAATTAATATTAATTACATCACCACTTGGAACATCTGCTTGAAACAAAGTTGTTCCTGAGTTTGAAGTTGTTGTAAGTTCCAAAACACCTGCACCACCGCCACTTGAAGCAATAATTATTCCTCTCAATCTAATAGGTTGAGCAATAATAGCATCTGTACCTGCTGCTGCAGCAGATCTAGTCGCTTGTATGTCACTTTTAAAAGACATGTTATTCTCCTTATATTGTGGCTCCCGAAGGAGCCACTAGTTAATTATTATAAAGCAGTTAGATTATTGTTTTGTGTATATTCAACAACAATTCTTGCTTTCCCTGCACTAGCAGAGTTTGCAACAACAATACCAAAAAGCTCAATATCAGATGTACCAATATTATCCCAAGCTCCTGCTGAAGCTTGTAACATTTTTAGTGGTCCTACTGCTGTAGCTGAAACATTGTGGGCTGCTCCAAGATTTGTTGGAGTACCTGTAGCATTTCCAACAGCAATCGTAGTTGTGTTTGAATTCGTAAATAACGATTCCACTACAATATTAATATTTAAAATTTGACTATTTGCAGGAATGATAATTCCTAAAGCAGTCGCTGTCGTTGTTGCGTGAGTTAATGCAGTGTCTGACGATTGTGTCATAACCACTGAACCAACATTGGCAACATTGCTTCCTAAAGTTGTACCAGTTGTATTTCTAATCGTTCCCGCTTTTATTGGTCCCGAAAAAGTAGTTGTAGCCATTTTATTCTCCTTTTATATAGCGTTAATCTTGTAGTCTCTATACCGTCTGCCTAGCCAGTCTACAAAATAAATTTATCTAGGTACAAATATTATATACTAATTGTTTTGGAAATTAAACCATCCAGTAAGGAAATATTTAAATTCATCTGGAGCTACTACACCCCTGTGCATGTGTGTGGGTCCTGATGGCCAAATATATAGATTACCTGCTTTTGGTGTTGTCTTAAATTTTTGATAAATAAATTCAGTTTCACCACCCTTTTTGATGTCATTCAAATAAATCATCCAAGCAAAAGCTCTATTTTGATTTTCTTTTGAACCATCATTTTCACAATGTATTTTTTCATATGATTTTCCAGGTTCAAATTTGCATATATGTATACAAGGATCTAAATTCCATTTAGCTAGACTGGTATCAAATAATGGATATTCTTTAATAAAATTTTGAACTGGCTCAGTTAAAGCGTCAGTCATATTCATCGCTATAATTAATTCTAAATTAGGTAAATCGTTTACACCAGCTTTTCCTGGCTTTGCTCTATTAATATTAGACTCAAAAAACCAGATTAATTCTTCACACCTTTTTTTGGAAAGAGCAGACTCAGACAGATGAATAAAATTCATTTGATCTGATAACATAAAAAAAAGGGCGATGCAAATGCACCGCCCTTTAATATAGACTTTTAAAGACTATTAACTAGTTGGTAAGTTTCCGTTACCAAATACACATCTTGGATCAGAGAATCCAAAAGAGTATCTTTCTCTAGCTTTAAATCTCATGTTACCTGTATCGAAGTCACCTTCCATTGCAGTTTTGATCGGTGATCTAACGAACATTTTAAATCCGTTAGGCACATCTGTTAACAAGAAGTATGAGTCTGTGTCAGTTAAAAAGTTATTAACTCTGTAACCTTCAGGTACCATACCCATGTTATTGATCGCATTAATGTCATTATCTGCAGTGCCGACTCTCATTGGAGACTTCATGATTCTCTCAGCAGTAAATTGTAATTCTTTTGGAATTATCATTTTTCTACCTTGAGCAGCAATTTTTAAGCCTCTCTCATCGACAAATCCAGCAATGTCAATTAATGACTGCTCTAATGAAGTTTCGTTAAGGTCTGCAGCCGTTGCAAGAACATTTGAAAAAGTTCCGCCTGTAGCTAGTGGGTGAGCGTTTCCGATTAAAGATTCGCCATCACCACCTGTTACAGTTGTAACTTGTGCATTGTTCAATACGTTTGCAGCTTTAACTTGCTTCGTATTTGCCATAGATCTTGCTAAAGCTCTTGTGTATCTTCCAGCAAGTCTATCGTATAGGTTATCCTCGATTGCTTCTTCAGTGATCGAAAATGCTAATGCAATTGTTTCGTGATTGTATCTAGCTGTGAAAGACTCACCTGCTTGATCAAACACTACTCCAGCACCTTCTTGTTTTACAGGTGCAGAAGCAAAACCGCTTAACATTACTTCTTCTTCAAAAGCTCTGTCAGATGTTTCAGTAGCGAAAATCTCTGCGTGTTGATTTTCATATCTACTGTATTCCAGGCCGAATAAAGCATTCAAACCTGGCTCTAGTTCTTTGACTAGTTGTGATCGTGATATTGCCATAGTTATTCTCCTCTATTATAGGCCTGTACCACTTCTATAGAAGTGATTGTTGATTCTAACAAGAACATTTGCGTTACTTGTACTAGTATCAGAATTGTCTGGGTCCTGCGAAATGTCAATCGCCTGAATGACGAAAGTTTGAGCAGTACCAGATGCACTAACATCTAGTTGTACTTTTGATATTCCTGTTTGTGTAACACCAGTAGTGTTTGTTACGGAATAATTTCTAAACAAATCAGCTCTAGTGAAAGCCTCATCTGCATCTATTAAAAATACAGCGTCAGGGTCATCGATGATGAATGCAGTGATGTCACTCGCAGCGATTGAACCTGGATAGTAATTACTATATGTAGGCTTTTGAGTAGTTGGATCTGTGTAAAAACATCCGTTGAAAACACCCACAACAGCGTCTGATGTGTTAGCACCATGTTTCTGAATATTACCAGATGTTAGTGGTTCCACTAAATCACCTTGATAAATTGCAGTCGCATAGCCACTCGCAATCGTGTATCTGTTTTGAGCTCCTACTAATGGTGTTCCGTCTAGTTTTCTGTACGGTCTTAGACCGAACTTTTCACTTACGTTTGCCATAGTTGTTTTTTCTCCTTATGTTTATATATCCAAGCTATCTCGGGTAGGTAATGCAAAAAATTATTTTTTACGACTACCACCAAAGGTAACTCTAGACTGCCTATCAATATTGATTGGCATGTCCGGGTGTTGTTCCTTCATAAGATCTCGATCAATTGCGTCTGTTCTATCTTGAGTTATTTTTCTAAAATACTCAGCACGACTTTTCAAAATCTCTTCTGGTATCCTTGCCAACACAAGGCCTCCAATTCCGACAAGACCAGCATGTTTGCCTTCAGTGATGATTGGATAATCATGTTCGCCTATTTCACTTAAAAGTGATTCAGCTTTCACAAATTCCCAACCCTCTCTTAGTTTCTTAGATACATTACCTGCATCTTCAAAACCTGCAACTGCAGTTCTAATCCATCTATGGACATATCCCTGCGGAGCAGCTGGTGCATCCAAACTGGATGGTGGTGTCCAATCTTTTTTACGAGTTTGTTTTTCTCTCGTATTGGACAGGCGTGAAGATTTTACTTTTTCCATGTTATACTCCTTCTTTCACGTATTTTGCGTATTCCTCTAGTGGCACCCCTAATTTCTTAGCGATAACTACCTGCGATTTGGTGAGTTTCACAGACTTGCGTCCTCCAGATCTACGACTAACAGAAGCAACATTTTGGACGGGTGTCGCTTTTGTTTCTACTTCAGTTGTAGAACGAGCAAATTTCTGAGGAAAATATTCCTTCATACGTTTGTTGATTTGATTATAATATTCATCAGACTCGGAATCAATACCCTCCTGCAGAAGTTCTTCATGTATTCCCATTGCAGCAGATGT